CTTATGCTCACTTACAGCATTGTTAGTGATAATATCATGCTTACAATCTTGTTGAAACATAAATTCTATTGCGCTATCTAAAGTTTCAAAACATACACCATAACCTGTATCATTTGTTTTTCTTGGTGAATATATATAACCATCTCTTGTTTCATAATCAGGAGATTTAATAACAATTCTATCTTCACCATTAGATAGTTTTACTTTAAGGGTTGTTGATTTTCTTGTCATATGTTATTTATTTAACATTTGTTCATAAAATCAAACTCTTCATCATCAAAGAAATCATCTGCTTCTTGTTGATCAGCAAAATATGTTTCATGGAACTGTTGTGCCATATCACCATTAAGCTGTATGTGATGTTTCTTTCTTGATTGTTGAGCTATTAATGCTCTCTGAGCTTCTACATTTCTCAATATCATCTTGAGAGTATTTCTCAAGTGATTTTCATCCATATGGTCAACATCTATCTGTTGACCATTTGCCATTGTCCAGTAATACTTTTTCATAACTCATCTTCATTTATTAAGTTATTACAAATAATAATAGATAAGCTAATAGTAAATACTATTACTATTGTTTGGAAAATCCAACCAATTATGTTGTAGTTAGATACTATAAAAGCATTTCCAAAACTTAAAATTGCTTCTACAAAGGTTAATACTATCAGTCCTAGACTGATGCTCATTACATACTTAATTGTTTTCATTTTGATTTGGTTTTTGAGATTATTATTTAGATTAATTAGTACTCTTGCAGGGTTATAATCCCTGATACATATCAGTACATATGACAGTAGTCCTATGTATAGGTAATGTTCCTATTGGACAAGAGTAATACTGTTGTAATGTGTAGTTCCTACTATTCTTCCTTGACTATGTTTCTTAATAAACTATTAGGACTTAGTTATTAACTACTTTCAAAGAGGGTATTTCAACCTATACTTTGGCCAAAGCATCTACACATGTATTTACAACAGTAATATCCCTCTGCACTCAGTTGTAATACCAACCTGATATTTTTGCACTCCACATGGTATGGACTAACTCTCATTGCTGAGACTGCATATTTCCTGGTTTACAACTGTCTACCCTTGGGAAGTAGATATGGTGCATTACAAATAGACTACCCTTATACAGAGTAGTCTGTTGTATTTAAAATAGAAGCTTTAAACCTTCTATATTTTTTTCTTTCATCATCAAGCCATATGAATCATTTGCCGGATACTCATAGTTGATATAATATTTAGCTTTAAACTCTAATAAATTTAGAGCATTACTAATATCTATCTGAATGTGATCTGCAAACTCTTTTTGCTCAATTGTGAATTGTAACTGATTATCTTTATTAAGAACATCAGCTAATAGGATTGGTCTTTGTACTACTTCATGTTTTCTTCCTTCAAGACCATCTATGAAGAACTCTTCAGTAGTGAAGTATGGAAAGTATACTCTTAGTCTAAGAGTTCCTTCATTGAAAACAATGTCATGTGTGATGTGATTTTTCATGGGATTTAATTTTAGATTATTATTTAGATTATAGATTTTACAAAGGTTTCCGGAAGCATTTACTGTCCTAAAGCAGATAACACTAATAACAATAATAGTAATAGTAGTAATACTGGTTAATATATGAGTATACACACTATATATGTTACTTACAGGGAAATGCTTAATCATGATTTAGCTATATTATTAAGATATACAGCTAGTTACACTATTCTGAACATAGTGCTAAGGTTGAGTATGTAGTGAGAGTAGAACACCTTTCACCACTTTAACTCACATTCTCACAAGAATTATAAAAATATAACTACTTGATTATCAGATACTGAGTCTCATTGTTACACACGGTGGAGACAAAGTATTTATACTTTACTGAGTAGAAATAATAATATTATTACACAGGATAAATACTATTAAGTAGTGAGTAGTACACGCTACTGTGTACATTTGTAGAGCTATTAATGCTGACAAAACATAATTTCATTATGCAGACACTACTATTTATTTATTATAAAGCTTGATAACAAGATTTATATTAAATAAATGGCTGATTGAAAGAGGGAAAACAAAAAATACTAATGACCTAAGTCATTAGTATCTCTGTTACTACATCCCGTCTAAGTTATCATCAACAGGTTCATCTACAAACTGTACTGCTACAGTTCTCTTAGCTGCTACAGCTGTCCCATTGCTTAACTTGTCTGCAAGTCTATCTGCAAATTTATCTGCTAAAACAGATGAAGCAGAAGCAACAGCATTAAGCCTTGCAATGTCCTTGTTAAATGTTCCAGTATCCAATGTGAAGTTTCCGTCACGCTTTTGAACCAGGTTCATTTCATCCTCCATTCCAATGTAGTTTGTAATAAGAAGGATACTGTTTGAAGTTAGGAGAGTTTTTGTAATCCTCTAACTCTTGTGTTGTTCCAACTACATTGTAGATGTGGAATACGTTACCCTTTTTAGATCTTGGGCTTGCTACATAAATTGCTTTCATGATGATTGGTTTTTGTTTGTTAATAATTATTTTATCTTAAATTAAGGGCTGATAAGAAGAGGGAAAAAGAAAAGAAAAAGTCCTAAGACTTTTTCAGTGTGAGTTAATAACTCTGCTATGTATACTTATCATATAGATATATAATATAAGATCATTAGTTCACTTCAATATTATATTCTTAATTTAAATGAAAGGTTGATTGAGAGAGGGAGAAAAAATTACAAACCAAAGTATCTGTGATGAGTATTTTTCTACAGATATAAAATCTTTTATTTTAATCATATATCAAATACATGGCTGGGGCCGGGGGGTTGGATATTAGGGGCCCCACACCATCTCTAATATAGAACATCCCCAAATACCCATATGGATCAAGTTATGTCAGCAATATTACCAGGGGGTAAGTTACCATGTGGTAATATGACCGGGGTAATTATATTTGTATATTTGTTATATGAAAGTTGAGATATTTACTATTACGTTTAACAGCATGTATATCATGCCTTTTTTTATTGAGCATTACAAGGAGAGATTTCCAGATGCTGTTATAAATGTTTATGATGATGGTTCTACTGATAGCACTACTTCCTACTGTAGGAACATGGGTTGTAATGTTGTTGATATACCACAACCATCAAATTGTTTGTCTGGTGCTGAAAGGACTAATGGTTTAAGAACAACAGATGAACAAAGAAAGATTAACCATGTACATAAGATTAATGATTTAAGGGCTGAGTATTGGAAACAATCTAAAGCAGAATGGGTGATAGTTGTAGATCATGATGAGTTAGTAGAGATTTGGGAAAAGGATTTACCAGCTATAGAAAATTATGATCTAATAATTTTTGAAGGTTATAACATGTATAATGAAACAGGGAATCCTGAAGTTGATCTAAGAAATTTAAAGTTTGCTGTTGATAGAACTTATGACGGAGAGTCTCATTTGTATGACAAACCTTTGATGATGAGAAGCAATGCAAAACTTAAAATTACAGGAGGTGGTCATAGTATAGTTACAGAAGAAGGATTAACGCAAAGTGAATTAAAGATTTCTGATAAAGAATATAAGATGTACCATTATCCAAAACGGATATTATCAAAAGAAGCATTTTTAAATTACTTTAGATTTTACATAAACTTACCTGATCATGAATTTATACCACAAGTAGAACAACTGTATTTAAATTTTACAACTAACATTAAGCTTGTACAAATAAGATGAATCCTCATGATATAACAAAAGAGTTTGAAAAAAAACTAGCAGACTATACTGGTGCACCTTATGTTGTTGCTATTGATAATATGAGTAATGCTTTGTTTCTGGCTTTGTATTATGAAGGTGTTAAAGATACAGAGGTTGAAATACCATGTAGAACTTACCCGTCTGTTCCTTGTGAAATAAAACATGCCGGGGGTATTGTTAAGTTTTATGATGTGCCGGGGGATAAAATAAAAGGATGTTATCAGTTGAGACCTACACGCGTGTGGGATTCTGCTTTACACTTTACAGCAGATATGTATATACCAGGAAGTCACATGTGTGTTTCCTTTACTGGACCATATAAACATTTGAAGCTTGGTAAAGGTGGTGCAATACTTACTGATGACTATGATGCATATCTTTGGTTTAAGAAAGCTAGGTTCAGCGGTAGGAGTGAGTGTTCTTATTTAGAGGATGACTTTACTATGCTAGGTTGGAATTTTTATATGATGCCTGAGATAGCAGCAAAAGGATTACAATTAATGGGTCAGTTTTATAAAGGTGATGGTAGTAAAATAAGTACTGAAGATTTGGAATTAGAATATCCAGATCTTTCTAAATTTAGTATATATGTTTCTTAGTGAAAAACAATTAAAAAAAATAGGGCTGGGGTCCTATGGAAAAGATGTATTAATTTCTGATAAGTGTAGTATCTATAATCCTGGTAATATACACATAGGAGATAATGTAAGGATAGATGATTTTTGTATATTGAGTGCTGGTGAAAAAGGTATTGAGATAGGGAGTCATGTACATATTGCTTGTTACTGTTCATTAATTGGTCGTGAAAAAATATCAATGAAAGATTTTTCTGGGTTATCAAGTAATGTTTCTATCTATTCCTCAACTGATGATTTTACTGGTAGTTTTTTAGCAGGACCTTGTGTACTAGAAGAATTTAAAAATATGGTATCAAAACCTGTGACTCTAAATAAACATGTATCTATTGGTACTAAGTCAACTATATTACCTGGTGTAGAAATAGGTGAAAACTCAAAAGTGTATGCTCATTCTTTAGTAACAAAAAGTTTTCCAAGTAACGTAATTATATTTGGTATTCCTGCTAAAAAAATAAAAAATTTAAAAAATAGTTTAGAGCATTTAGAAAAATTGTTTCTGAGTAAAAAAAATTATTAGATTTGTACCATCTAAAGTTAAATGCTGTTTCCGCTCATATGCTTTTCCTTTTGATGTCAGCCCTGGACCTATTTCCCAGGGCTTTCTTTTTAACAACTTGTTCCTACAGAACAACAACATACACTCCCCCTGTGGATAGTATCCATAGGCTCAGTGCCAGGAGGGCATACCATAAGAACTGCTCGCTTACTCTCTGGCCTTCTCTGCGCAGGAAAGCTGTCAAGTATAACTGTTAGCAACACCCAGAAAAGTTCTCTTGGCCAGAGATTACTATCTGGGTTTTTTGTTTTAATTTTGTTTATCAAAAAATTAATCACATGAAAAAGATAGATATGGGTAAGTATGTTCTTCTTGTTGGAGATAATGCTACTGAAATATTTGACTATTATGGAGTAGATGAGATGCACGGGTTAAACCGTAAAGATGCTCAGGCAGAAGAAGTAGATAAGACTGTTGGTAATGGTGTGTATATTTATGGATGGAACAACTATGATCCGCGCGATAAAAAGCTAACTGCTAAAGCTCCATACAAACCATTCTTGTTTTTGAACATGGGTACATTTAAGAAGTATTCTCTTACAGAAAAATGTACAGCAGTTATGCATGAGACTATGCACATGGCTATACTGTTAGATAACTGGAATATCAAGGATAAGGAAGAGGAGGCTGTAACCTTTGCTGAAGAAGAAGCAAACAAGATTATTGCAAAATTGGGCTTTGATAAAAAAGAACAACCTAAAAAAGGTTTCTTCAGTAAATAATTTTTTTATATTTGTTGAACTATGAGCAAGTCAAAATCTAAAGATCCAGTTACACTACTTGAAGTTGTCCTTACTGAGAACAACACATTTGAAATCAGAATGGGTAAAGTAAATGAAGCTAGTATTCCTATTGTAATAGGCTTATTAGAAAAAGTAAAATTTGATTTGCTTATTAGAGAGTATGATGAGGTAGAAGAAAAAGATGAGCTACCTGTTAATTTTATAAATCAAAAATTTGACGCATGATGATTCAAAGATGTATGAAGAAGCCCGAGTATTATGATGCTTTAAGATATACTGAAGGTGACAGAGAACAAGTATTTAGTTTTGCACCAAATGCAGAATTTATTATGTTACTTAAAACTTTGACGTTGTTTGTTACATGTAAACTGGGCCCTAAAAAGGTATTACCTGGAGACTATATTTTAAAGAGTAATACTGGTGAGTTGTTTGTATTTACACCTGAAGAGTATGAAAACAAATTTGTGAATGTAAAGAGAACAGAGCTCAAGTGAAATATATAAAGAACCCTGTAATAGTTGATGCGGTTCAATGGGTAGGGAATAATAGAAATGAGATTGAAGATTTTGCAGGTGAGTACTGTGACTTTGTAAATAATAGTTTTCTATTTGTATTCTCTCCTGAAGGAACACTAAGAGCATCAGAGGGTGATTATGTAATTAAGAATAGTAACGGTGGATTTTATATATGCAAACCGGATGTGTTCAAACTAAATTATAAACAATTAAATTAAATACAAATGGTAGAATACCAAGAAAGAGTAGTCAAAGAAAGAGACAGTCTTGTAGCTAGAAAAGTTGCTCTAGTTTCTTTTATGGCTTCTGAAGCATTTGCTACTGTGAATGAAGCAGAGAAAAAAAGAATGCAACACCAAGAAGTTGTGATGGGTGAATACATCCAAATATTAGATGAACGTATTAATAATTTTCCAAATGAGTAGAACAAGTAACCGTCAAAAAATTGAAGTCTTAAAAGGATGGCTTCATTATTTAGTAATCAATAAAAGTAAAAAATAATGAGTGAAACAGTAGTAAGTATTCCAGAAGATGTAGGAATATTAGGTATGAATGAAAAGAAAATACTTTCATTTGGTGAGCAGTTAGTTGGGATTGAGTTTAATCCATCTAATGATGCTGGTGTGGCTAAAGTAAAAGAATTGTATGCTGAGATTGCAAATATTCTTAAAGACTCATACCAAGAGGGTCCAGGAAATCCAATTAAAAGTTTACTATTTGATCATGCTGTAGGAGAATTAGTAAGTGCACAAATGGCAGTAGTAAAAGTAATCACGTTTAAATAAAAAGAAAATGAAACTATTAGGAAAAAGAATTTTGATTAATGTACCGGTAATTGAGAAAGCGGTAATTGAGTTATCACCAGCGCAAGAAGCAGAGCGTGAAAGAGATGCTATCAAGAAATGGACTGAACTAGAAGTTCACGCCATAGGAGATGAAGTAGAAAAAATAAAAGCTGGAGACAAAGTTTATGTTCAGACATATGCTTTAGAAGGAGCTGAAAAGATCATGATTGGTGAGGAGATGAAATTGTTAATAAGAGAAAGTGAAGTTGCAATAATATACTAGTATGAATGAATTGCGTTATGAACAGTATAACAAAGCTATTATGAAAGATCTGAAAAAAGAGAATGTTTCTGTTATGCAAGAACCTAAGTGGATTGATCCACAGGAGTACAGTAAAAAGGTTTTGGACAATATGCCGAAATGGACCACCAACACTTCTCCTACTGAACAACCAAGTGCATTAAGACCTGAGCATTATGGAGGAGCTGATAATAAGTATGAAGTATTTAATGTATTAGAAGCATGGGGTCTAGATAAAGACTTCTACTTAGGTAATGTAATCAAGTATGTTGCACGAGCTGGTAAAAAAGATCCTGCAAAAAATAAAGAGGATTTACAAAAAGCTTTAGTATATTTGCAGAGAAGAATTGATAGTTTATGAAAACGGCAATATATATAGTGACAGTTATAGTCATCATGTTTATGTTTATATTACAGGATAAGTTAAGAAAACCTGTCTATAATAAAATGTATAATGTGTGGAATGAAGATAAGGATAGCATCCTTGTTGCTAATGTTATTATGATTATAATGCTATTCTTTTCATTTCTGTTGGGTTATTTCATGTAGATTTTTTTTGTGTTGATTTAAAAAAAGTCCTTGGTTTAATTACTGAGGACTTTTTTTTATGATTAATTTTTAGTATATTATATTATATAATCTTTAAAATTTAGAAATCATGCCAGAAAAATTTATACCTCAATCTCCAGATCCATATTTAAATCAAGATGCTGAAGCATCATTAGTAAAATTTGGACACTTAAACTTTTTGTTAGATCAGTGTAACAATAATGTTTTTGCAAATAATACAGCAGCAAAAGCTGGTGGATTAAAAAAAGGTGATTTTTACCGTAATAGTGATGGTCAAATATTTATTGTAAAAGATTAAGCTATGAGCTTCTTAGGTCAATTTAGTTTTGGGTACCCTGTTACAACCCAAAATATTATAACAACAATACCTGATGATGCTATCATACCACTATCTATTGGGAGCAGTTTACAGGGAAATGTTCTTGGTACATCATTTGCTGATTTAAAATCTCAAGTAAGTAGTAATTCAACTTGGGGTAGTATTACTGGAAACATATATGCTCAAAATGATTTAATAAATTTAATAAATCAATCAAATGGTCCACGTTATATAGGGGAAAAATTTGGAGGTGGTGTTATATTTTATTTGTGGAAAGATGAAAATAATATACAACATGGTTTAATTACTAGCATAGTTGATCAGTCAACTTTTGTTCAATATAGTAATGTATATGGAAATATTGGAGCATCAACAACTTGGAATGGTCAGCTTAATACAAGTTTAATGGCTGCTCAGGCCGGAGCAACATCTGGTGCTTGGAAACTTTGTAATGATTATGTTTATAACGGTTTTACTGATTGGTATTTACCATCAGTAGATCAATTAAATTTATTATATAATAATAGATTTCTTGTTAATAAAGCATTGGCAACTGTATCTGGTGCTACACAACTAGCGGAACTAGATTACTGGAGTAGTTCACAGGTATCTGCATTTTTTAATGCATGGACATTTTATTTTTCATCAGGTTCTTCATTTGTTCAAGATAAAAGTATTAATAAAGCTGTAAGAGCAATTAGAGAATTTTAATATAAAAAATGTTATGAGTTTTTTAGGACAATTTAATTTTGGATATCCGGTGATATCTCAAAATATTTTAAATAGTATACCTGATGAAGCAGTATTACCATTTTCAATAGGCAATAGCTTACAGGGTAATATACTTGGTATAACCTTTGGTGATTTAAAATCTCAAGTAGGTGGTAGTTCTACATGGGGTTCTATTACTGGAAATATTTATGTTCAAAGTGATTTAATAAACTTGCTTAATAACAAGCAAGATATATTAAACTCTGGTGGCAACATTAAAACTATTAATGGTTCTAGTATATTAGGTTCTGGTGATATTACAGTAGCTGGTTTACCAAGTTTTATTGAGTATAATGAATCAAATAAAACATTTTGGAATAATGGTGTAGGTAATATTGGAAGCAATTTGTCATATGGTCAAAATGCATTAATATCAAACACAGGAGGTTCCGATAATATTGCTATAGGGTTAGAAGCTTTATATAGTAATACTACTGGTTATAGTAATGTTGCAATTGGTAATACAGCTTTACGAAATGGGAACGGAAATAGAAATACAGCAGTTGGTTTTGAATCTATAAAAAGTATTGACACAGGTACAAATAATACAGCTCTTGGTTATAAGAGTTTAACATCTAATACAAGTGCTAATTGGAATGTTGCTGTAGGAAGTTCTTCATTAATGACTAACGTATCTGGTTCAAATAATACTGCTATAGGTTCTTATTCACTTGCTAATAATACAACTGGTCAATATAATACAGCTGTAGGTGATTCATCATTAGTACAAAATAGTACAGGTTCAAATAACACAGCATTAGGATCATATGCAATAGCTAATAATACTACTGGTATCCGAAACACGGCTGTTGGTTCAAGTGCTTTAAGTGCAAATAATACTGGAAATTATAATACAGCAATAGGTTATCAAACACTTTTAAATAATACAACTGGTGCAAATAATGTTTCAGTTGGTGCAAGTGCCTTACTTAATAATACTACAGGTCAATTTAATCTTGCAATAGGTAGAAGTGCTTTATCTGCAAATATTACTGGTTCATCTAAACTAGCAATTGGTGATTCAGCCTTATCTAGTAATACTGGTGCATCAGGTAGTATTGTTGCAATAGGTAATAGTGCTTTAGCATCAGATGCTTCAGGTTATAATTCAGTTGCAATAGGTACTAGTGTAGGTGCTGGAACTACGTCATTTGGATATAACAATGTTGCAATTGGTGTTGAAGCAATGTATAATAATACAGGATTTAACAATATTGGTATTGGTTTAGGTTCATTAAGAAATTCTAGTGGATCAAACAATATTGGTATAGGTACGAATACTTTACAAACTAATACAACAGGTACTAATAATGTTGCTGTTGGTTCAGAATCATTGATAAATAATACTACTGGTTATCAAAATATAGCTTATGGTAGAAATACATTAAGATCAAATACGACAGGATACTCAAATACTGCACTTGGTCATAGTGCTTTATATGGAAATACAACAGGAACACTAAATGTAGCTGTTGGAGATGGATCATTACAATCAAATACAACAGGTAGTGAAAATGTTGCAATAGGTAGAGCATCTTTATTAAGTAGTACTACTGCTAGTAGAAATACAGCAGTAGGTGTATCTGCTTTACAAAATAATACAACTGGACCTAATAATAATGCTTTAGGAGCTACTGCATTATTAAGTAATACTACAGGTTCAAACAATATAGCATTAGGGGTAGCTACATTATTAACAAACACAACTGGGAGTTTTAATTGTGCTGTAGGAACAAGTACTTTATACACTAATAGTACTGGTTCATTTAATGCTGCTTATGGAAATGGAGCACTTTATAGAATACTGCAGTTGGTAAAAGTGCATTACAAAGTAATACTACAGCTAGTAATAATGTAGCACTAGGTTATAATGCTGCTAGTTCTAATACTACTGGTGGTTATAATACATCAGTAGGATCAGAATCATTAAAAAATAATACAGTATCATTTAATACTGCAATTGGTAGAAGATCTTTATTTTCTAATACTACTGGTTTAGCAAATGTTAGTGTGGGTGAATCATCATTACTTAATAATACAGCAGGTAGTAGTAATTCAAGTTTAGGGCAAGGATCTTTGGTCGCTAACACAACAGGTAATAATAATACAGCAGTTGGTGAAAGTGCTATAAATGACAATTCTACGGGTTCTAAAAATTCGGCATTAGGTTCTACCACATTTTCAGGAAACTTTACTGGATCTGTAATATTAGGATATTTAGCAACAGCTACTGCAAATAATCAATTTGTAGTTGGTTCTGCAGGTACAAATGCTGGTGCAATTACTACTGAAGTATTAATACCTACTGCATCTTGGACAGTAAGAATCAATGGGGTTAACTATAAAATTCCATTACAAATAGCATAATAAAAAAAATAAATATATTAACTTTATAAAAAATAAATATCATGGAATTAGAATTAACAGCAGAGCAAGCAGCAAAGTCTGTATTAGCAGCTTATGATAGTGTAAACTTAATTGCAGAATTAAGAGCAAAAGCAGAACTATCTGAAGAAGAAACAGCAACTTTAACACGTAATGTAGAGCACATTTCTATTATGTTAGGTAAAGAATGGTTTGCAACTGCATTAACTCCAGAACAAAAAACTGAGTTAGAAGGTTTGGTATAAATAATAAATTTTATATATTTACAATTTAAACCATAAACTAAATAAATTTATTATGACACCAACTGAAGCAGTTAAAACACTTGAGCAAGCACTGAATGCAGCTACACTTAAAGGAGTATATACATTAGCAGACACAAACCAAGTATTGGTTGCGTTAAATGTAGTACATGGTATAATACCAGTTGAACCAACTTTAGAAGTTGTAGAGGAATAGTCTTTGCTTGACTCCTTCTGACCCTAGATTAACTTCTGGGGTTTTTTGTTTTTGTCAATTTTTTTGATTATATTAAATCATATAGTCTAAATATTTTTGTAATGTCAATAGGTAATTTAAAAGATACCGGAAATATAGGTAACAATTTTCCTTATCAATATAAGGTATTAAGTGGGTTACAAGGAATCATTGATGCCATAAGCGGAGGAGGTGGTGGAACAACTAATGTAACTATTGTGAATCCTATTGGACAAACAACAATGGCTGCAAGTTTACCTGTTACAATTGCTTCAAATCAAACAGGTGTGGCAAGAACTCCTGGATTTATAAGAGCAACTGGTTCGGGAGCAATTGGGGTTATAACTTACAGTGTATCTGTTTCAAATGTAGGTGCTGCTAACGGAACATTTTTAGGTGTTGTAATTAAACCGGGAGAAACACTTAACTTTAGTGCAGATGCAATAAATAATTATTACGCTTCTGGTGTGTTTACTTATAACGGTACAGGAACCGAGTTGGTAATAATCTATAATTCATAGTATGAGTACAGACATAAACATAAAGAAAAAAATTGCTGTTTCAGAAGAATCAACAATAATCACTACAGATGTTTCTAGTATTGATTTTGTTGGTGCTGGTGTTACTGCATCAACTATAGGTAATAATGTAACAGTCACTATTAATGGAGCACCTGCGAGTGTAACAAGTGTTGGCTTATCTATGCCTTCTGCATTTTCTGTTTCTAACTCACCTATTATTTCATCAGGGACTATTGCAGTTACTGGAGCAGGAACGGTCTCACAATATGTTAGAGGTGATGGAACATTAGCTAATTTTCCAAATTCAACAGGTGGTGGTGCATCAGTTAATTATTACCTTAATGGTAGTGTTTCTCAAGGTACATTTGGAGGTGATATTTTCATTCATAACTGATGCAGGAGACCCTTCATTTTTAAATATACCTGGAGGTAATTGGAATTTAGAAATTTATTTTCAAGCAAGTGCCTCAGGAAATAGTCCACAATTTTATGCTGAAATTTATAAAGTTAGTGCTACAAATGTTTTTACACTTGTTGCAAGTGGATCAGCAAATCCTGAAGGTATTACAAATGGTACAACTGTTGACCAATACTTTACTTCAATTCCTGTTCCACAAACTTCATTGCTTATTACTGATAGATTAGCAATTCGTATTTATGTAATTACAAGTGGAAGAACTATAACCTTGCATACAGAGAATGGAAATCTTTGTGAGGTGCTTACAACATTTACAACCGGATTAACCGCATTAAATGGGTTGACTTCTCAAGTACAATATTTTGCAGTTGGAACATCAGGTACAGATTTTAATATAGCATCCGCTACTGATACACACACCTTTAATATTCCTACAGCATCAGCAACAAATAGAGGAGCTTTAAGTTCTGCTAACTGGACTACTTTTAATAATAAAGTAGATGGTTCAGGAACAACCAATAAACTTTCAAAATGGACAGGTGCATCAACACTTGGTGATAGTTTAATTTCTGATAATGGAACTAGAACTAATATTGGTGGTTCATATATTGCAGATACAATACTTTCAATACAATCAGGTCTTAGCAATCTTTATGGTATAAATGTTTTGTCTTCTTCTAATGCTGTTAGTGCAAGTACACTTAGTGATTTTAGTACAGCTATAGTAGCTTATGCAACAAAAGGCACAGGTGTTTATGCTGAATCTAGTAGTTCTGATTTTGGTGGTAATACCGGTGTGTATGGTAAAGCTTATCAAACAGATCTTCCTGCATTTGCTATAAACACAGGTGGTAAATTTGAAGCATATGGTGGAGCAGCAAACTATTCTGTGCAGTTAGTAGATGGTACACAAGCTTCTGGTAAATTTCTTAAATCAGTAACTGCTTCAGGGCAAGCTAACTGGGCAAATATTACAGTAGCTGATACAGGATTAACACTTACAACTACAGGAACTTCTGGTGCGGCTACTCTTTCAGGAAACACATTAAATATTCCACAATACACACCGGATATAACTGGTTCAGGAACATTAAATCATGTAGCAAGATGGTCTTCATCATCAACTTTAGCAATAGGTGCTTTACAAGATAATGCTAGTACTGTAGCAGTAGGTGGTTCAGTACTGTCAATAGCTAAATTTTATGTATATTCTGATGCATCTGTAGACTTTGGTATTGCCAGTAATGCTGCAAAATCAGGTGGTATAGCTGTTGATGGTTCATCTTTTGGTGCTGGATCTGCTACAAATATTGGAGTTAGAGGAACTGCGTTAGGGTCAACTAGTTTAAGTATTGGGCTTTATGGATCAGCTATTGCAAATAATGGAACAAATGTTGGAGTATATGGAACTGCTTCTGGTGGTGCATTAAATTATGCTATTCAATTAGTAGATGGTACTGAAACTACATCTGGTAGATTTTTAAAGAATATAGTTGATGGTAAAGCAAATTGGGCTACAATTACTGCTGCTGATGTATCAGGCGCAATTGCTGGTAGTGGTACTTTAAATTATCTTGCTAAGTTTACTCCGGATGGAAATACAATTTCTGCATCTAGATTGTATGAAGCAAGCAATTCTTTTAGTATTGGAACAGGAGCTAGTGCATTTGCAAATACTATATTTTATGTGCAAGGTGTTGCTGGACAACACACAGGTGGAGCTTTTTATAATCATTCAGGAGGAACTTCTGATGGATATGGTTTGATAGGATCTTCAACACAATTTTCAGGAACAAATGTTGGAGTAGAAGGTAGATCACTTGCAATAGGCTCAGCAGTTAATATTGGTTTAGTTGGTAAAGCAGGTTCAGGTTCTTCTAACTACGCTATTCAACTTTTAGATGGTACAGAAACAGTAGTAGGTAGATTTCTAAAAAATATCACTACTGATGGAAAAGCTAACTGGGCTACTTTAACAGTTGCAGATACAGGATTAACATTGAATACTACAGGTACAACTGGTGCCGCAACATTAGTTGGTAATACATTAAGTATACCCCAACATACAGAAGCTGTTGCTTTTTCACCTCAAGATGTATCTTCTGCTGACACTGCACCAACTGCAGCATCTACTCAGTATTATTATCAAACAATAAGCACTGTTACAGGAACTATATCTAAAGTAAAACTATGGGGTTTTTCTGGAACAGATTTAGTTAGATTTGGTATTTATAGAGGAACTTTGGGTGGGTCAATGACATTGATAGGTCAAGGATCAGCAACATGCGTTACCGGTCCAAATGAGATATCTCTTACAGCAGAAGTAGGACAGACATTAAATTTAGTAGTAGGAGAAAATCTTGTTGTAGGTTACTATGCAGACGGAACTAGCTGGAGAACAATATATGATATAGGTATTTCTGATGTTTTATTTGGAATAACTAATACAACAAATATAACAACAATGCCTGCAACACCAACAGGTACTGCTACTGGAATTAGATTTGCTTGTACATTATATTCATAAAAGCAATTAGATAATGTTCTTGTAGAAATCAGAAATAAGTTTAATTAAAAAATAAAAATAATGTCTATAGGAAATTTAAAGGATACTGGAAATCAAGGAAATAATTTCCCTTATCAAATGAAAACATTAATGGGTCTTCAACAAATAGTTGATGGCATTTCTAGTATTGCACCTCCAGGTGGGGCTGCTACAGAAACAACTCTCTTAATAGTTGAGGCATTTGTAGAAACAATTAAAAAGAATTCAATATCTAAAATAGGTAGGATTCAAGGAGCATCAAATTATAATAGAGTTTTAGCTTATAATGGTGATAATGATATTACAAGTGTTACTCATACAGGAACTACTGAATATGGTGTAGAAACTATTATAGAAACTTTTACCTATGATGTAAATGGAAATGTTACACAAATTCAATATTCATAATTATGTCAAATAGACCTAGTACTGTAAAAAATAAATACAATCCTGTATCTGGTGAATTTGATCTTGTAAATTCACTTCCTGATATAAGTTATGTACATACTCAATCTGTTCCTGCAACAGTATGGGTTGTTAATCATAATCTAAATACCAAGTGTTCTGTTCAGGTAGTAGATGAGGATAAGAATGAAATAATTGCTCAGATTGACTGGATAAATAACAATACTGTAAACATAACATTTAATATTCCAGTTTCTGGATATGTTTATTGCAATTAATAAAATAAAACATTATATTATATTATAACTTAACTTAATTTAAAACAAAACAAAATGGCAGAAAAAAAGTTTTTTGTAGACATTAATCTACAAGGTAGTGCATTAACTAACGCAAAAATTGGAACTAACAGTGGAATTGGTTCAACGGAAGGTGCATTTGGATATGATTCATCAGCACATAGATTACAATATTTTGATGGTACAGCTACTAAAGTAGTTGCTAACTTATCTGATATTTCCGCTGTAACAGGTGGTTTAATTTTCCAAGGTGGATATGATCCAACAACTAATTCTCATGATATTGCAGACGGATCAGCATTAAAAGGTTTCTTTTGGGCAGCAACTGCAGCAGGTACTTTCTTAGGAGAGTCTGTACAAGTTGGTGATTCAATTGTTGCTAAAGTTGATAATGCTGGTGCAACAATTGCAGACTGGTTGATTTTACAAGGTAACATTGTTGTTGCAACTGATTCAGTTGATGGTATTTCTCGTTTAGCTACACAAACAGAAGCTAATGATGGTACTGAAGCTGGTGCAGTAGTTATTACTCCTGCTACATTACAAGGTAAAATTGATGCTCAAATTACTCCTGAGATTTCTAGCAAATTACCTCTTGCTGGTGGTACTATGAGTGGTGATATTATTATGGATGGTAATAGTATTGCACAAGCTAATTTTGTTAACGCTAATCAAGTTAATGCTGATGTAATAGAATCTCTTAGTGGAGGTGCTGTAACAGCTAATAGTTCATTAGATTTTAACAACACAGCTAAAATTGAAAACTTACCAGCACCAACCAATGGTGGAGATGCAGCTAACAAAACATATGTTGATGACCAAGATGCACTAAAAGTATCTAAGGCTGGAGACACTATGTCTGGTAACCTTGATATGGGTGGTAATGATATTAACAATCTTAATGCTGTAAGAACACAAGAAGTAAGTAATCTTGATGGAACTGTTGGATTAATTTGGGATGATGGTAATGCTAACTTTTTTAATATTAATCAACTTAAAGGTTTAGCTGATGCACCAACTGATGGTACAGATGCAACTAACAAATTATACGTAGACCAAACTGCTGCAACAGCTCAATCTAATGCTATTGATCACGCTGATACAGGACTTGCAACTAAATTAGATTTAGCTGGTGGTACAATGAGTGGTTCTGTTGATATGGGGGGTAACTATATTAACAACATACCA